AATCCAATAGTATCATTTAATAAAGAATAACTATGTGCATGGTTTGCTTCACTAGAAGCTATTGCAGATAACATCATTCTTATTTCAGGTGATTTAAACTGTGGAATATATTTATCTAAATAGGCTTGTGCTATATCGACATCTCCTTGTGTAAAGAATTTTAATATTTGTCCTATTAAATTTTTCTCTTCTGCACTTAATCTTTCATTCCAGTCTCTTACATCTTCATGCAATGGTACTTCACTTGGTAGCCAGTGCATCTTCTGTTGCATATCGTATGATTGAAATGCCCATTCGTAATCAAATGGTTTGTAGTATGCTCTCTTTTTAAATAAACTCATCTTAATAACTCTACTCCCTCTATTATAATTATTATTAATAACTCCACTGCTAGGATTGTGTGATACACAGTCCATAACACTGATTGTTTTGGTTTTCTTTTACGTCTCTTCTTTCGTGGTTTATCAAAACCATCAAAAATACTGTTATCTGTCATTGTTGTAACCTGCTCCCTTCTTTCTATCTCCGTATAATTTTTGCCATGACCAAGACGTTAAAGCTGTTGAATAATGATAGATGATTTCTAATATATATCTCTTCATTATTCACACGCTAAACAATCGGCTTCTGGTATGATTGTTCTTTCTACTTTTTTTGATACTAACTCTGCACGTTTGATTGCTTCACTTCTACAATAGTACAAAGTTTTTATTTTTCTTTTCCAAGCTAACATGTGTATGTCATGTAACTCTTTGATGTTTACATCAGCAGGTACAAATACATTTACTGACTGCCCTTGACATACATACTGTTGTCTGTCTGCCGCATGTTCTATTACCCATTGCTGATTAATTTCTATAGATGTTTTAAATGTATCTTTTTCATAATCAGATAGTTCATCTAAATGTAATACTGAACCTCTTTGTGCTACAATAGATTGCCACACTGCGTCAGTGTTCATGCCTTTTTTCTCTAGTAACTTTTCTAAATATTTATTCTTAACTAGAAAAGAACCTGACATTGTTTTCTGTACATAAGCGTTAGCTCTGTATGGTTCTATTGATGGTGATGTCGTACCACAAATAATAGATGATGATGCGTTAGGTGCTATGGCTAACAAGTGTGCATTACGCATACCTGTACCTTCCATATCAGGTGCTTCACCTCTCTTGATTGCTAGTCTTTGACTTTCTTCTACAGCTTCTTGTTTAATCTTTTTGAATATCTTTAAGTTCATAGCTTTAGCCAATGCACTTTCAAAAGGTATACCTTTAGATTGTAAGTATGCGTGGAAACCCATAGCTCCTAACCCAATACTTCTTTCACTAGCCGCACTAAACTTTGCTCTAAACACACTTTCTGGTGCATTCTCTATAAAGTGAGACAAAGCATTATCTAAAAACCTAACTAAATCTGGTACAAACAATGGTTCATTTTTCCACTCTTCATACTTTTCTAAATTAACTGAAGACAAACAACACACTGCTGTTCTGTTTTCATTAGTAGGTAATGTAATCTCTGTACATAAATTAGAATGATGTACTTTTAATCCTAGTTTCTTTTGTGTTTCAGGCAATGCGTCATTGATAGTATCTATAAATGAAACATAAGGCTCACCAGTAGCAACTCTTGTCTCTAATAATTTTTGCCACAACTCTCTAGCTGATACAGTTCGTATTACTTTCTTTGTATGAGGGTCAATTAAATTCCAACTGTCATCATAGGTAGGTTCAGCAATACATTTTTCTATTAATTGCATAAACTCATCAGATATATTTATTGCATGATGTAGGTTAAGACATTTTCTATGTATGTCTCCACCACTAGGCTTACGCATTTCTAAAAATTCTATTATCTCTGGGTGTGACATATCCATGTATGCCGCATAACTTCCACGCCTTGTTTTACCTTGTGAGAATGCAAGTATCTCACTATCTACAACGTGAAGAAAAGGTATTGAACCAGATGATTGTGAACCACCTGATGTACTAACACCATCACTTCTAACATGTCCCCAGTAACCACCGATACCACCACCAATAGATGCCAACCAAGCATTCTCTGTGTAGTGTCCTGTTAATCCTTCTCTACTATCACCCACATAGTTTAAGAAACAAGAGATAGGCATACCTCTGTTAGTACCACCATTAGATAAAATAGGTGTGGAGTACATAAACCAAAGTTTACTAGCGTAGTTATAAATTCTTTCTGCCATCTCATCATTATCTGAAAATGCTTTTGCCGCTCTCATAAATCCATCTTGCGGTGATGTTTCTTCTGGTAGTAAATACCTATCTTTTAAAGTTGTCTTACCGAAGTCAGTAAGCAACTCATCTCTTTCGTAATCAATCATCTTTTGTGTCCGTAACTTTAGGTGTTCCTTCTTTCTCTATAATAAAATCAATGTATTGTTTTGCTTTCTTCAAGTCTTCCATGCCACCCTTACGTCTCCATCTTGAAATATATTTTACAACATTGCCTTCGCAGTATGTGAGACCATTGGCTATGATGTAATCAATAGGTTCTATTTTATGGTTAGCGTAATGAGGTGGGTTTTTTATATTGTCCATAGTTTTACCTTCCCTGTTTTCTTATTGTATTCTCCATGTCTTAAAATGTGTGCGACCCTAGCTTGTTGTAGAGCTTCCTTTTGTGTGTAACCTTTTTCTTTGTAGATACCTTTGACTATCTTCCATAGGTCAGGCAGTGTGCAGTTAGTATATTTAAGAAGTAACTTCTCTGCTGTCTTAATCCCTACACCATCAATACCATCATAGCCATCTGTCTTGTCACCCATGATTGTCTGTATCATAAAGTTATAATTAGCTATCTTCTCTGGTATCTGTTCTACTGTCATACCATCTTGTGAAAGATTGCATGGTATTGTTCGCATGTCTTTATCAATGCTAACTAATATTCTTTCTTCATCACTAGGTTCAGTTGCCATAATACCCATGACATCATCTGCTTCTAGGTTAGCCCACATGACACCATTATGTTTTTCCATAATGTGTTCACGCATTGCATTTAAAACTATTGGCTTACGTTTTTCTTTACGATTACTTTTGTATGTAGGAAGAACATCTTTTCTAAAATTATTCTTATCTGTAAGTGCTACAACATAATCATCTGCTGATAACCCAGAACCTAAATCGTCTATCACTGCATCTAATTGTGCATTACAAGTAGGTAACTCTGCGTGTAATGTCCATAAGCCATCACCCCAGTTGATAGGTTGTTCATTGTTAGTTGCTATCTGGTAAGCAAGTATGTCACCATCAATTACTAATACTTTTTTCTTTTTATACATTATTTAACTATCCTCTCCTGCATAGATTTGCTTAAATTTTTTGGTAAAAATATTTCGGATAAAGGTATTAAGACAAACCTACTACGCCAACCATCTCCACCATTTTTAAGTGTACCTATATATTTTTTTGCTAATCTCTTTACTGTTCTAGTATCAAATATTAATCTGCAATAATCTTTGTCACCCTCTGCTAATATGTGTACCCAATAGTCAGCTTTGGTTGCCATGATACCTGAAGGTTTACCATTACATTCTACTTCTATTGCAATGTTACCTGTTTTAAACCACCAGTCTCTTTCAGTCTTAACTTCTATTTTATTTTTATCTTTGTCTAATATAGATGCTAGTCTTTGTTCTCTTTCTTGACCATACTTTAGGTCAATATCGAATTTGTTATTCTTCATTAGTGTGTTCCACTCCAATTAGTTGATATTTTATATTCGCCTGTTAGCGGCACTCTTAATTGGAAGTGTTCACCTGCACGTTTAATACATTCTACTGCTATCTTACCAATGTCTTCAGCGTCTTGTTCTTCACACTCAACTTGTATCTCATCATGTACCCATACAACTTGTTGTGCGTTATTAAATTTCTTAATCTCTTTGTTAAATTCTACTAGCCATCTTTTTGAAACTATACTTCCTGCTGATTGCAAAAGTGTATTCAAACTTGAGTAGCTGTTACGAACTTTAATTTCTCTTTTATCTAAACCTTTTATGTAACCACGTTCAGCCGCAGACTGTACGCCTTCTATAAGTTTAGCT